ACATTAGTACTGCTTCAGTAGAGGCAGAGGTTTGTGGTACTATGTTAGTATTCCACTTAGTATATCCGTTTATTCGTCTATACCCACCACCAACGTCAGGCTCAAAGTTTTCTAACTCTAATGCCATGCCGGGTTGCATAGAGAATGTAGAACGGTCAAGAACTAAGCCACCCTCTAGTGGAAATACAAATGGATTAAGGCCTGATTGATCTGGCATACTTTACCTTATATAAACTTACTTGCGTTTGGATAACGGTTTAACGCAGTTGACCTAATATAAACAGTTCTATTTACAAGTAAACTTCTCATGTGTTTTATTCCAGCCTCAAAACGTTGAAAGTTTAATTGGTATTGATTTGTTTCACCACGATACTGATAACCATATGCCGTAGCACCATCAACAATTACAGAACGGTATTGTTCAGGTATAGCAGGTACATCACTTGCAGCAGATAAAGAAGTAGAGTTTGCATAATACTCATACTTTAAAGCATATGCTTTATCTGGATACGGATATAAACCATACTTATTATCTGGTGTCCTAAACACATACTTAGGAATACTCCCCACACCTGTGGTATCTTCTTGTGCTATATGATTATCTAAGTAGGATTTATAGTCTAGCTCTTTTAGACTACCACCAGAACAGCTTAATGAATCATCTTTAATTAATCTAAACGTATCGTAGTCTACGTGTTTAGCAGTAGTAGCTATTGCGTAACGTGTAGTACCTGCCACAAGAGTATCACTTTCTGTATTGTGATTAAAAGGCCACGAGTACTCACTTGTGTTTATATATTCTATTGCGTCATTGACTGCATTTTGACATTGAACTTGAAAGCCCCTTGCAGCAGTAAAGCCTGAAGAGGTCAACGTAACTTCATTAAAACGAGAAATAACTTCGTTTGTAAGATCAAGATATGTATATGCCATAAGATACTTTCAAGTTAAATGTGACTAAGGGGCTACCCGAAAGCAGCCCCTTGGTAGTTATTTATTAGGCAAGTGTATCACGATCTACTTCATTAGCAGACGTGTCACCCATGTCTGTACAATCCATTAGGACTGCCCAAACACGGAACTTACCTGATGAAACAGCACCACCTGATAGGGTAGCAATTGTTACATCAATGTTGTCATCAGCAACAGCCATTACGGGCTGATATGCTGCAGGGTTCTGTGCGACTACTGCTGCTGCAGATGTAGCATCGAAACCATCAACAAATACGTCAGCATCAACCATACCCAAGTCTACTGTAAAAGTAGAACCATCGGATGCGGTTTCAACTTCGATACCTGCATTAAGGACCATAGTACCTTTAGGTACAGCAATGACAGGAACGACATCGGAAGCTGCAAGAGCAGAACCTTTGTCTGACAAAGCTGTAGCCCAATTCAAGGTAGTTTGAACCATGTAGGGGTTACGTCCACGCTGCGAGTTACCTGCGGCTGAACGAAGGGTGTTATCACCAAGTGCCATGTTTCAATCCTCCCCTTATGCCAAGTGATACTTAGCATTCACAAGAGCTTCTGGGCGAAGAATCTTGCGGCCATATAGATGCATACCCCGAACAATGTCGGCAAATGAATCTGGGTCACGGTATGTTTCTGTTTTGTTGATTTGCTCCGCAGTTGCGACAGCAGAATCATGTCCAGCAACAATCATGCCATAGCTAGTAGATGAGTTCGTTCCAGTAAAGGAAGGACCAGTACCAACGGTAGGAAGGTTGTTAGACGTATAACAGGTAAATCCGTGAATCTTAGTTCCGATTTGACCATTCTGAAGACCAGAACCACCAAAGTCTGCGTTAAACAAACGGGAGTCCTCATCTTTCAGCAGTTCCATAAATACTGGATCAACAACAAGCCAACGACCTTGTGAGTCCACGTTTTGCTGGTCAAGAAGACGAGACATACGTGCAATCACAGTCAATGGGAATGTGTCACCAGCAGCAGGAGTTGAGTCAGTTGCACCACCAGTACGAGGCTGAAGTGCAAGTGCATCACCTGCTGAACCACCAAAGTCATTAGCATCAATTTTCATTGAAGACAACAACTCGTCTGATCCTGCAGTTGAAACGGCCTTAGAACCATTAACAGTAGTGTTAACTGTGTCTGGTGTACCGTGTAGTGCTGATTGTTTAAAACCAGTTAGATAACCAAGAACGTCTTGGTCAAACTGATCTGACAAACGATACGCAGCACGATCACTTGCAAGGCTTTGGAAGTTTACATGAGAGTGGGCTTCCTCAATGTCATCGACTTTAAAGGCAAAGTAGTTTGCTTTGTCGATGGTCAATGAAAAGTCTTCATCATCCAAGTCTTGTGGTGTGATAGTTGTACCACGTGCGTATTCTTTTACGGTGATTTCAGGTTCTTTGATGATTTTTACTGAGTCACCCATGTTTGCAATCTCTCCGAAATAGTCAGAGTTTGTGATTGCCTCGGCAACAGATGCTTTGCGGAATGCAAGTTGCACCTGTTTGCTGTAGATAACTGGCGAGAAATTACCATTAGGTAGGTTTCCATGACCAGAAGCTGTCGAAAATGCCATTTTAATTCTCCTTTAGCATTGAGACACAGATGCAAACCTTCAAGTTACTTATACAGAGGCTAATTCTAGTAGGGTGCATTATTAGGAAAGTTGGCCTACCTTCCATCAAATGGGCCATAAGACATTAGGTTGTCCGAAAGCTATTGTTGTTTGCTAAGAGTATTTAATGGTGCGAGTATTCCATAAAGGGGTCACACCATTAGATTGTACACATAGTTATATCATAAATATATTATATGTCAATACCTTTTATCGGGCTGAACCCGACATATCGTAAATAAATTTACCTGTACGAATAGATTCCATGATTGCATCAGCAGCCTTTTCGTACTGTTGAGGTGACATTTTATTTACATCACTCTCTTTAAATACCGCCGTGTCATTATCGGTATCAGGTTGACTTCTATTATTACGACTATTCACAGAACGTGCAGCATCTTTATTGCTGGCAGGTTTCTTTGTCTTAATGTTCATATCTGCTTTGTACAAATCAATTGCCCTAGCAGCAGAACGTGAATCATTATCATTTTCGTATAGTGCATCTTGCACCCACTTAGGCTGCTCTTCTGCCCACTCGTGGAATGCATCACTATCACGAATTTCACCAAAGTCAGGGTGTGCTTTCATAAGCTCGACTTCAGCTTTCTCACGAGATGCAGTTGCTTTCATCTCATCAATCTCTTTTACACGATCTTCTAATCCAGCAGCTTGTTCACGTGCCTTTTTAATTGCAATGGTTTCTACAATAGCTGCTACATCTGGATACTGTGTAGCCCAAGCCTCAATGTCTTCGTCAGACTTAGGTAGTTTAATCTCTTTACGTGTTACGTCTTGTAACTGGCCTTCAAGTTTAGTAAACTTTTCTTCCCAAGACTTTTCTTTTTCTTGCATATGGCGACGAAGATCACCATAACGTTTTTTAAAACTTTTCTCTTCTGCATTAGTTGGTTCAGCTTCTTGAGGCTCTTCCTCTTTAGCTTCACCTTTTTGTTCTGCAATAAGTTGTTCTAATTCTTCTTCTTCTTTTTTGATTCGTTCTTCGTTAGTATACTTACGATTTGCGAAAGCTGTTTTCTTTTCGGGCTGCACTTCTTCAGCCATAATAGTATCGGGCATTATGTTTCCTTGAACTAGGGCCACCGTAGCCATGTTGGATGGGGGGTGAGTAGCCAGCATATCTAGCAAATTTATCGTGTAGCTAGACCACGTTTCTTAGGCATTGCCATAGGTTTACTTTTTTCTTTAAAGTCAAATGTGCCTATTTCTGGTCCTAAAACTTTACGTAAGATATTACCTTCTGCAGTACCTTTCATACCACGAATAGCATCTTTTTCTTCGTCATTTAGTGTGTTGTAGTTATCAATAATACTATCAAAGTATTGTTCAAGTCTGTCCATTATATATCCTCTTTTACAAAAAGTCCAGTTAAAAAGAATTGAATAGTACGTTTATAGTAGTTAATTGAAGACTTCCAATCTTTCTTTAAGCCACGACCATATGCAACAAAGTCTTTAAACTCTTGGTAGTGTTCTCTTGCTTTACCTTTTTCTATAGCTCTAGTACCTGCATAACGATACCCACGTCTAAATGCTTCACCATACCATTTACCATGATAGGTACGTTCACACCATATTTCTGCTTTTGCTTTATCCATTAAACTAAAGCCGCCTGTAGAAATACCGTGTGTAGCAATTACACAACCACTATCTTCTTTTTCATCACTCTTTTGTGAACCAGCAGGTTTATCTTTTGTAACTTTACGTGGTTCTTTAAATGGGTTTTTTTGACGTACGTGTGTGCCTTTATCAATGGCAGTTTGCATACTACCACCAAACTTTTCAGCCTGTTCCATATCATAACTAGACAGCCCCATAGCTGCACCTTCAGCACGATTAAATCCACCCTCTGCAAAGGCATCTTGTTTATTACGTAGTCTATTAATCGCAGCATAGTGATTTGTGAGTGCATCATCGCCTCGATCAATAGAGTTGTCAAATACTTTTTGTTCTTTAATAGAAAGTTTATTACCTTTAAAACCAGCAGCTAAAGGTGAATCTGCAGGATTGTATTTACCCTTTGGTTTTTCTACTTTTTTAACAGCAGGAACTTTAGCTGCACGTTTTTCTGTCACAGTAGGTCTAGCTTTAGGCCGTAAAGATGTTTCATCAGGACGCAAACTACTTAATTTTTGTTCTACACTTGGTAGTTGCTCACGACCACGAGGATCAGCATAGTCACCACTAGTATCTACAGTAATAGCAGGATCAGCTACATTAGTGGGTACGTAACCTCTATCTGTAGCTACCTCACTAACAGGCTTAACTGTTTCTGCTGTTGCGGCAGGGTCAGCTACATTAGTGGGTACAAAACCTCTATCTGTCCTTATCTGAGCACCACCTGTAGTATCTACAGTAGGAGTTAAAAAATCTGTATCAAGTTGTGTTGAACCAATAAGAGGTGGTTTTACAGTCATAGGGGGTATAATTGCGGCTTCAGAAGTTCTCCTACTAGGTACTGGCAACGGTTTTACAAAAGCATCAGGCATAGCCATACTAGGTGCTTCTACCTGTGCTTGTACAGTCACAGGTTGTGCTCTTGTTACCTGTTCAGATACAGGCAATATACCTCTAGGATCGTATGGGTCTTCTTGTCCTTTACTCACACTAGTACTATATGCAACTTGTTCTGGTGTTACTGCATAAGAAGATGTGTCTTGACCTAAACTTGTATCGTAACCTATTCCCGTTGTAATAGGTGCAGGTTCATACGGTTCTAACATAGGAGCAGAATCGGGTAATATGGGAGCAACATCTTGCAATGCTTTTTGACTAGCTTGCATCTGAGCACCAGTAGATGTGTATGTTTGTTGTGGTACAGTTGCTACACCACCAGCTAATTCAGATTGTTTTGGTCCAGATATAGGTGCTGGTGGGGGGAGTGGGTATTTATCTAAACCTGCATAAGGGTCTCGTGGCTGTATATTACTTGGTGTCAATACTCCTGCCCTATTACCTGCTGTTCCTTTTGTGTTTGGTGAAACACCATCATAAGGTGTAGTTTGCCATAAAACTCTTGCCCTATCACCTGCTACTGGTACATCAGATAAAAATGCAGGTTGATCTGTTGTAGAAATAGGTGGGCCTGTTATTACTCCTGCCCTATCACCCTTTACTGGCGCAAAGGTTTGTGTTTGTTGTGGTATTGTAGGAGTAAAAACTAATTCATCTACTGGTGGGGGAGTCTTATCACTTAATGGAGCACCGAATGTAGCTTCGGCGGCTGCTGGACCAGATGGGTCAGAAACTGGTGGTGGAGTAGTAGATGTACCACGTCCAGCTTCACCTACATCCATAGTTGCATAAGAAGGTCGAGTAGATACTATTTGTGGGGATACGGCAGCTACAACAGCATCAGTAGTTACAGTAGCAGATTCACTTGCATCAACATTAGCCGCATTTGTTGCTTTTGTTTTAACTTCTTCTGGAGCAAAAATATTAGTTACTACATTAACAACACTATCTAGTAGGCCACCGCCACCTTCTTCTAATTGTTTTTTAATTTCTTGTAATGCAGCTACTTGACCAGCAATAGGTGTACCTCTAGCTTCTTCAATACGTGCATCTATAGTTTCAAGTATTTTCTTCTTTTGCATCTTTGTACCAAGATACATAGCACCACCTAGTATTGGCCCACCAATTGCACCCATTAAACCTGTAGCAGCAGAAGTAGAACCGTTTGTAAACTTAGATGCTTCTTTAATATACATATCTAATGAAGCACCGTCCCAGCTACCTGCTCGTTGAAACTCACTTCTAAGATCAGGGGTAAAACCAGAATCTACTTTATCTGGTTCTGGTGGTGTTTGCTTTAGTGCTTCATTTACTTCTTCTACAGTTTCATTTGGTTCTTCGCCTACAGCTTCTGGATCATATAATGTGTATCCAGCAGGAATATTATATACGGGTTTATCTCCAATAAATGCAACAAATAAAGATTGACCTTGTTCATTACGGTATTCTTTAAATTCAAGGAATGCTTCATCCATAAGGTCTTTAAAGCTAATAGCAGAACGTTGAGGTTGTTCAATAGCAGGTGTTAAGGCACGTGTACTACGAAACTCAGGTGGACGTTCTACAGGCGGTTGTGTATATGTTGGTTGTTGCTGTGGCTGGGTACGTGTAGCTGTAGTTGGACGTGTTACAAACCCACCCTCTGCCATCTCTAGTTCTTCACCAGTATCACCAGCAACTACAATAAGATCAGCCATACCAAATGGCATATCGTCAGGCATAGTGGCTTCATCACCATTACCCATTTGACCCATAGCATCCATACGTTTCAAACCCATCTTAGCTTCTTGACGCATTTGCATTAGTTTATCTAGACCAATGTACCGTGTTACATCTTCAGGAAAAACAAACTCACCTTTACTAACCAAAGCAGGTACATCGTCACGAACACCCTCCTTAGTCCCACCAATAGGAACTTCATTCCCAGATACTTCATCTACTTCACCGCCCTCATCTCTAAGGCCACCATCTTCAAAAAGTTCCATTTGTTGTTCTAGCATTGGAGTTCCACCTTGGTTAAATTTTAAACTATCACTGCGTTTACGTGCAGCTTGCTCTGCTTCTTCTTTATTTTTATGTACACTAGTAGGCTCAATAAGACCTGCTTCTAACATAAGTATTAGTGTATCATCGTCGTATCTATGACCCTCGTGTATACTAGGAATATTTATCCACTGACCTTTGTATTTAAAAGTAGTAGATTTTTCAGACACCATTTCACCTTCAGGAGTTTCATATACATCCCTTCCTGCCTGTGTTTTTTTATTTGTTTTTGTACCTACCACACCACCTTCTTTAAATCTAAAAGTATCTGTTTTTGGGTCATACTCAAAGTCAGTAATGTCTATTTCTGTAAGGGTTTTCACTTCTTGTTTATTTTGCAACACACCTCTGTACGGCATAGTTTTTTTACCTACTTTAATTTGCCCTTTTGTTTCTTTCATTAATGTTCGTAATACTTTTGACAAAGCATCTTCATAGATTGGTTTAAATACTTTTTCAAAATATTTTTGGGCTACTTCGTTTGCTGCATCTTCATAGTTGGCACTATAAAGTTTTATATATTTTTCTGCAGTCTTTTGGTCTTTTATGGTATGTGCAATAGAACTAAATGTAGAAACTCGTTGTGCTGCAATTTCTTTGTAGCTAGGTATAAGGATTTTGTTAATGCCATTTTCTTTTGCATATGCGATGTTAGCTAGGATGCCTTTACGAACTACATCTGTTTTTGTTTTTACTGGCATAGCTTTTCTAGGATCAATACCAGACGTATACCCTTCGTATCCTTTATTAATATCTATATTATCTTTTAGTTGTCTATTAAATCTTTTCATAATTGAAGGGATAACTTCATCTGCTCCAGTGTCAAAGAGATCAGTTAACCCACCCATCATTTCCATTTCATCAGGATCAATATTTGTTTCATCTAATTTTAATATATATCTAAAGGCTTTTTCTATTAAGTCATTATTGTCTTTAGCATTCACAATAATTCCAGCATCTTTTAGTCTTAATCTAGTTTCTTCACGTATGTTACGTCTACCATTCTCTAATACACTTTGTACACGTGTATTAGACTCCAATTTTTCTAGTTTATCAAACGCATTAAGTACGGCAGCAAGACCTTTTTCGTTGTCTACAAATAGACCATATTCTTCTCCATAAAGGTCAATATCCTGTTTATGCCACTTTAAGGCTGACTGAGTACGATTTATTTCTTCTATCTCACCACTAAAAGGTGTATGTCTTTTATCGTATATTGTAGACATTTGTTCGTCTGTTAAACCAGCAATTTTATACACATCACTTTGTATTTCTTCTACAAGAACTGCTTTATAATCAGGTTCATCAAAAGGTCTAATTACAGATAAACGTGTGTGTACTACTGTTTCAGGACTAAAATGCGTTACTTCTTCTCCTAGTGGAATACTACCTTTGTCTGCGTCTACAGTAAGTTCTTCGTAAGTTTCTACCTTTGCAATAATAGGTTGACGTTGCTCACGTTGCCAGTTTAACTCATCACCTACTTCTGCACGGCTTTCTTTACGTATAGTATACTCTTTGTTTGTGCCTTTTAAGTTGTCAAGTATTTCATCACGTGTATACTTTTGTTGTGGTTCAAGGTTAAGTTCGTAAAATTGTTTTTCTGCTTCTGTAACATTAGGAGCACGTTTACGTAAAAACCCTTCTATGTTTTCTCCTTTAGTTCCTTTTAAACCAATATCCATTTGCTCTGCAGTAGACACAATAGGTGAATACATTTTTCCTATCGTTTGAGCACCCTTAGAAGTTGAGTTTTCTTCATTTATTTTTTTTGTAAGTTCTTTTTCTTTACGTTTAACTAAAGGATTCATTTCTCGTTTAGGTACAGAACGAGTAGCTGTACGTGCTGCCTTTATACCAGAACTAAGAAGACCCATGTTTTAAAACCTCATCTCGTAGTAATTGTAATCTACGTAATTGATATATTGCACCCTGTGCTCTATACATAGCAATACTGTTATCAGATTGTTCCATAGCACGATGCTGCTGTGCTATTACTGTATCTAAATATTTACTGAACTGTTCCCATTGCTGGTGGTTGTTCACCAGACCCTTGAGACTGCTCAACTGCTCCTTGCTCATTTCCACTAAATCCTTGTTCCTGTGGTACTGGAACTTGTCCTGTACCTATAGTGCCACCACCTGCACCTGTTGGGTCTGCTGGGTTTGCACCTGCTGGTGCTTGTCCTTCAGGGGGTTGCTGCTGTTGAAAGCCCTTCATAAGTTCAGCCTGAATAGCTGCCTCATCCATGTTGTTAGTTACTTTGTCAGGGTCAAGGTCAAGAGACTTTGCAATCTCTCTGATAATATACTGGAATTTTGCAAAAGGTGCAAGTGCTTGATTAGAAGATATTTGCATAAACTGCATCAAACGTTGGCTGCGTACTTCATTAGCCATAAGACTTTCTGTACCACGTGCCTTTACTTCTAAGTCTCCTTTGATGTTGGGGTCAAAGTCAAACTGCATATTAAATCTAAATAGTCCCTCACCAAGAGGGCGTAGTAAGTAATCATCTACATTCTTAATAACGTTCTTGATGCCACCCTGTGCAGCACCCATAAGCATACTAATACCAGAAGCAGTACGGCCTACACCAGAAACACCTGTCTGTCCATGTGCAAAGGAAGGGAAACCTGTAGACTCATCTGCCAGTACTCGTGCCTTATCAAATAGCTGTAAGTTTTCTGCAGCAACGTTAGGAAACTTAGTACCAAAGATAGCTTGGCCCGGTGCTCCACCCTGTCTCCTAAATACTTTGCCGGGGTACACTGATAGGTCTTGTCCCGGCACTAGGTTAGTTTCATCTACTTCAATTAAAAGATTACCAGATAATACAGCATTGTCAACAGCCATTCGCATAAACCCATTCATAAGAGTTTGGGTATCATCCATATTCTCTGCAATACCTACCCCAAAGAATGAGTATGGGTTAAGTTCATAGGGTGCAGCCATATAAGGAATACGAGCAGGTTTAAATGGATTAAGTACCATACGCAGAAGTTTACCATTACAAATCCAGATGTTTGCTTGCAACTCATCTACATCTTGCAGTTCACTTGGTATATCTACGCCTTGTTCCATAAGCATGTCGGTATCACACATACCCCAATACTCAAGAACTTCATAACGTTCAACACCATGCTCTGGTGCATAGTCAGACAAGTCAGCTTCCCAAGATTCGTTACTGTAGTTTTCCCCTAGTTGAACTGCTTCATCAATCACAGAAGGTCTAAAGTGTGGTCGCCTTTTTAATCCACGTAATTGTGTACGTGACATCTTATGACGTTCAATAACAAACTGAGCTTCATCCATATTGTTTGCATCTGGGTCTGGGTAAAAGTTCCAAACAGATACATGGGATACTTGAGGAATAGTTTTCATAGTGGGTGAATACTCACCGTCTTCTCCCCAGTTAGGGTATTCCTTATCTACAGCAAATGGACCTTTCATTACGCCAGTACCAAATAAAGCCATTTCAAAGGCAGTACTACGTAGGTGTTTACTTGCACTAGATTCCTCTAGCTGATCATGTATTTTCTTTTGCATCATCTTAGCAGCTACCATAGCTGGACTAAATGTAATTGCAGTAGGGGTTTTACCTACACCCTCACGTACACCATCAATATCTTTTAGTTTATCCCCTAGTGGGCCAAGGCTATCAGCTAATGTTCTAGCAGTAGCACCTGCAGGTAGTTCTTTACCGTCACCTCTGTAGCCATACGGATTTACAACTTCGTCTAAGCCAGACTGTTTTAACTGCTCTGGTTCTTTAGGGTCAAAGTTTACATCTGCCACTACGCCGTCAGGAAGTTCTGTAGGATCAACTGTTAGTGGAAACTTTTGTCCAGCAAATAATACGTCTACAATCTGACCATACGCAGCAAGTGTTTTAGTTTTAGTTACTTTAATAAATACTCTTGACTTTTCAGCTTCTGTAAACTGCACATCAGAACCGTATAGACCACGATAGTTGCGATATGCACGTAGCCAACGTTCTTCATCCTGTTGTCGGTAGTCATCAGCACGATTATACTTTTCCATAATAAATGGAATTATGTTAGAGGTATCTACATCATCTACACCTGAGTCATCACTATCAGCTAAGACAATCGCATCGTCCTCAATAAAACCTTCGTTTTCTTCTGCCATTTATTTTTCCTTCGCCATAGGCGTAATTACGGCAGTGCCGTTAATAACCAAATGTAGCATCTGCCACTCTCATACCGCCTGAATAACTACCCTGTGTGTCAAAATCAAATATACTATATCTTGGTCTTGACATTATACCATAACGTAATGCATCGTACAAGTGGTCTTCTGCTAATGTGTCAATGTCTTCTGGATTCTTTTTGTCAATAGGTAGTGCAGGTAGTTGAGATATTATATTAACACAGTTATCAAAAAAGACTAGCCGTGGTTCTTCTGTAAACTCATCTACCTGTAATCGTCTGTGTATTTCGTTCTTGCCCGATACCCTTGAACCTTTTGATCTATCTGATGGCCTCCACCTACAGCCTCTCATAATCATTTGTTCAGCGAGACTAGGGCCAGTATCACCACGCTTATGCCAAAGAGAAGAGTCCAGAACTCCGTATTTAATGTTTCCATCTTCTGCCTCTAGGTCTAGTACCATGTCTGCTAAATCTGTAGCAAGAACTTTACTTACGTATAACTCTCTATAAACTACTAGTTGTTCATTGGGGGTTATGGCAAACCATACCACACCAGATTTACTTCCATACCCGTAGTCACATGCCCTAAACTTAATCCAGTTACTGGGGATATTAAATGGTTCAACTACGTGTATCCTTCTGTCAAACTCTGTAAAGGCTGCGCCCTCTTTAATATCCCAATCACCTTCAAGTAACTGCCTACGTTGTTGCTCTGGTAGTGACAGAAGCATTGCCTCATAATCACCCTGTTCTGCTAGGTAAGGATTATCGGAAAGACGGGCAGGTATAAACCTACGTTTGAATAAAGGTTTACCAGCTTTTGCGTGTCCAGCAGGATAACGTAATACTTCAGTTGTTTCAATGTCTGTTGCATCAAACGGTGTACCATGTGGGGCAGGATCAATAAACATCTTTTTAACCCAATGATGTCCTCTACCTCCGGGGTTAGTAGTAGCTCTCATATATACAGGAAGATCGTGTGCTGTCGATCTCAAGCGACTCCTCATATAGTTCCAAGCAAAGGGGGTAGGCCACTGGGTAAGTTCGTCAAAGCCTATCCAACTAAATGCAAGACCTTGGTATCTTAGTACGTCATCTTCCCTATCTAGGTAGGACATCCACAGTCTAGCACCAGAGGGTGCAGTCCACTGCATCTTACGTTCTGACCACTTAATACCGGGCCATATCTTAGGATACATTTCTTGAGACTTAAATACAAGTTCCCTTAGTTCTTCTGTAGTATGCCGCAATAGCAAACCTGAAAAAGCTGGATGCCCCATAAAACGTAAAGGGTCTGCCAACATTGCGTATGATTTACCACCACCTGCAGAGCCACCGTATAGTACTTCACGTTCACCTGCAGCTAGGAAGTCAGTCTGTGGTCCAGTATTAGGTTTGAAGATAACATTGTGCTGTTCTTCTACTGGTGCTAACTCTTCAACTATTACAGCAGGTTTAGGCTGCGCTGGTTTCTTGCGTTTCGTTGTCTTGGGCTTTTGCACCGAGCCTTGTACGTTCGATTTCTTCCGCTTTGGCGATTGCCTTTTTCGCATAGTCTGCCCATCTGCGTAGGCTTCCAGCTTTGTTTTTTCTTCTTCGTTCATTGTCCAACCGTTTCTTTAATCCAACATGTGATATGTCTCTGCCCGTATTTCGTGTGAGCCAGTTAGCTACTTCACGATAAGAATACTGTTTCAAGTATTTCTTTGCTTGCATAAGCATATCAAGTTCGTGATCAATTGGCAAGAGTATTCCGTCATCATTTGGGTCTAATTCGTAACCAAAGGGAACTGTTCTTGCAACACGTGGGATTGGAACCCATTCATTGTCTTCTTGTAGGTCTGTTGGTTGGGGTAGCTTCCACGTACCTAGTGGTTTAGTCATCTTCATCCTGTGATTGTTTTGGGGGCATAAGCATTACACCACCCTTTGCTTCTACTTGCATCTTCTCTGTTTTTACTAGGCCAGTACGATCTAGTAGTTCTTTGGCTGCTGCCATCTTGTCACGAATGCCTAGCTCAGTTGGGTCATACAAAGCTCCAACCATTGCCATTGCAGCTTTAGGCACGTTACGTGCCAGATAAGTGTGGGTAACATCTAGTATCTCCTCTTTCAAACTATTTGTAATCTCACGATTAGTAGTGTTAGGAGAATAGCCAGCAAGTTTCTTAGCAGTGGTAATATCACCACCTGCCTCATCCATAAGGATGTCTAAAAACTTTTGTTGACGTTCTGTTAATTCTCTAGCCATATTACATCATTTCAAAATGTGGGGCATCAATAAATGGTCTACGTGATTGTGATCTACGTAAATCCACATAGGCATTCATAGCATCTTCTGCTGTACCCTGATACATACGAATGTCTCCCTCAGACCAAGCTGCTCCCCATTTAATTGCCACACTGTTACGTCTAGCTGCTTCAGCCATTGCATCACAGATGTCATCATATACATTCAGTTCCCATGAGATGTCTGAGCCAAAGTATGCAACTAGGTCTACTGCTCTACCATCTAGGTGTTTACTTTTCATAGTCTGTGATCTACCAGATGCGTACAACTTCTCCTGTTCAGCAAGGGTTCGTACACCATACGTAACTCCAAAGTCTACCTTAGTCAACTTAATAGCATCCATAACAACTGCTACTAGGTCTTTCTCTACACCTTCAAGTTTCTTAATGCTTCTTGCACTGAGTTTAAAAGCCATCTTACTTCTTTCTCTTATCTGTAGTATTTAATGTCAGTCCACCCTTACGATAGTCAGTTGCGCCTGTACGGGACTTAACCCTGTCACGCAAAGCCTTAGCATCTTTTCTTTCTTTTTTAGCATCTTTATCCCAATACTTTTCATATTTAGCCGTATCTTCTTTGTGATCCTTATACTTAGGGTCTTTTTCTGCGTCCCTAGCACGAGCAGCCGCAGCACCTGCATACAACATAGGCTGTGCCTCTGTTACAGATTTACCATACTTCTTTTTAAACTCAGCCTTTGTCATTTTACCATCGTGAACTTTGTGCATGTCTTTGTTAAACTGTTTTACTATGGCTTCCCAATCTTTTGTAGAACCCATTTGCTGCGCACCTGCAGCAGTCTTTTTTAGTTTTACTTGTTTTTTCTCTGCCATCTTACTTCTTTCCAAAAAACTTGGTAGCTGAACGTACACCAAAACTTGCGGCTACAATCACTCCAAGTGTATACTGATACCAATCGGGCATTGTCTCCAAAGCCACAAATCCGTTAGCTACAATCTCTCTACCAAAATCCCCTACGAAGACTAGGATTAATGGGATTGAAAACAAAATTGTTAGCCATTCGTCTTTCCAACTAGACTGAGAACCTTGTGCCATAATCTTTTCCCAATCAGCTTCACTTGTAGCACGAGAGAGCATAATCTGTGCTTCAGCTTCGGCTCTGGCAACCTTTGCTTTAGTTTCTGCAGCCTTTGTTTCAACTTTTCCATTAAGCCATGTTCCTACTAAACTTGATATTGGTCCTATGAATGCTTGTATCATATTAACTACTCTTAGCTTCTTTATTCATCCAGATGCCGAAGCAACCTGTTAATGCACCCATACATACAGATACAAGTCCAGCCTGTCCAGTAGTGGGGTCAGGCAAAGACATATACCAGTGTACAGATTGATATGTAAGTAGTGTAACCACAAACATCATCAGTCGTGGGAATATCTTATAGTCATCAATTACTGTATGTGCCATGTACTTTCCTTATGCTACTATAAAGTCTACCAGCTTACCTGCTGGGTGTTTGTTTTGATTGTGAGGGTGGTATGCATAGATACTCTCGTACCTATACTCATCTGCCTTTTTATCTACAGCCTTACGTGTAACTTCTACAATGTCACTCTTACCAGATTCAAATACAATATTTACATGCGTATCGAAAGGCATGGCAGGTAAAGGGAAATGAGATATGAGTGTCAAAGTTCGTATGGTCCTTTTTGTAATCTTCTTAGGTTAAGCCACATACTACTTACCTGCCTTAGTGCTTCATCCTTTTGCTCTTGCGGTAACTGCATACTCACAAGAGCTAGAAGACTTAGTAACCTTATTAAGTATAGTCCATTGACAATTTTTAGTAAGGGATGTGGCACATAAACTATTCACAGTATATTTTACTTTGTATCTCTGCTCGTGATATTCCAATGTCACGCAGTTCTCTATCAGACATATTATGAAGTTGCCAGTAATGTACTCGACGTTGTTGACCTTCTTGTATTGCTTTTAGTATTCGTTTAAACATTTCTATCTCCTTTATGTTTAGGTAAGTATTTCTTACCTTTATGGAGATAGTTATAACACAGTTAGTTATACCATACTACAGACATTATTGCAAGCCCGTTATGCATTTAACGGTTAGGATCAAAGTATTCCTCTACAGAAACTAACACTTCCATAGTATTTGTTGTCTCACCGTATACTACTATCTTATCACCTGCATGAAGATTGAAGTAGCCACCATTGACTAGGTTAGCTACAGAGTGACCTGCCATACTTAGGCCATTTGCAATATAATGATATGCTGTATCTTCTGCATGGTAAAACTGTACGTATACTTTTTTAGTAGCATTATTATTATTACTAATATGTAAATACCTAGTAATTGCACTAAAGTTATTAGGGCAAGTATACACAACGGTAGCACTAGCATCTGCCGAAGTAGATGAAATAGTGTACCCCTGTGTATGAAACTTAGACTTACTTAGGTCGGGCATTTACCTCTTACGTCCTTGTGTAGCAGGTACAGATGCTCCACAATTTACATAGCCACCTTTTCTTAGTTCTTTGTCGGGCTTCCCTTTTATCATCTGGGATAAAGATACAGGTTTACTCTTACCTCTTCGTTTGATTGCCCTCAATGTATTTTCTATTTGGTCTGCTGCACCAATAGCTCTCATAATAGCTTTATATTTAGCTTCTGTAATTTTATTTGCACGTAAGTCTTTACCTGCCTTTAGAATAGCATCTGCTCTTTTCATACTGGTATAAGATGTAAAGTCTCCCATACCTTCTTTTTTCCATGCACCAGTTCCTGTACTACGGCGATCCCCCACTTTAGCCTTACGTCTTTCTTCTGCACTCTGTGGTTTTTTACTTGCAGGACGTGTATCTGGTTTATTAGATTTAACTGCATCTGCTGCTTTTTTATCTATTTTAGCCTTTGCTGCATTGATCATTTTAGCAATTTTATCTTTGCGTTCTTTCTTTTCAGCAGCAGTAGCATTCTTTAATGCATCTACTTCTTTATTTAACTTTGATTTAAGAGATGTCAACGCCTGTACAGACGGTGCATCAGTAATAGCTTTTTTCTGTGCATTTGTTACAAAAGCACCAGCACGTGCTACACGGGTATCTGTCTTAGGTTTGGGTGCTTTATCTGCAGCTTTCTCAGCAGCAGTTTGCTCAAAGGGTCTACCCACCCTTGTCTTAGGAGCAGCTTTAGGTTTATCACCTTTGGCTTTAGCCTTGTCTGCATCTTTAGCAATTTTATTTTGCTTGGCTAGTCGTTCATCTATTTCTTTGTCTAGTTTACGATCTGCCTTAAACTTTGGTTTAGGGTCTTGTTTAGCTTTCTTAGCTGCTTTTTTACCAGCCCTAATAAATCCTTTTGCGAATGCCATTGGTATATCTCCTATATTACCATTTAACTTTATATGACCAATGCCTAACCATCAGTCCAACCTTCTGCCTTCATAGCCCACTCTACGTGTTCCAAAGTAAAGGAACGACCATAGTGAGCCTCTACAGCTTTCCTTACGTAGAATACATCACTATGGGGAATGTGCAAGTCCTCAAGATTACCGTCCATTACGTGTCGGTAAAATTCACCAAGAACATTATCTGTACATAGTTTTACTGATTTTTTAGCCATTGTCAATACTTAATTTTATTAATGCACGAATATCTCTCGCCTATCGGCAATATTCATTTACAGATTACTATATGTAAGTGTATCACTGTACGTGTGTACTTACTATATATTTATAGTTAATATATTTAAGGATTATTTAAGTATGTACGTAAGTGTATACTGTACGTGTATCACTTTAAGTGACCCTACCCAACTAACTATACATAGTTTTACACATTATATACCCCATGTCAATACTAAATCGTACAGTGATGCCATTTTATTTGTTTGTGTTGCATTGTTGCATATATGTCACATAGTTTTGTGATCACATATTACCAGTAGCCATAGATTTGTGATCACATAATGTGTGTAAACCAGTATGTATATAAAGTGGTTAACAGTGTATTTTACTGATCTGTGTAGAAGTACATGTATATATAACGTATACCCCCCGTATGCCCCTGCCCGTACCCGAATCTAGGCCAAACTGCAAAGCAGACCTGACTAGATATATGGTGAAAGCACAATCACTGCCACATTCCACCATCACATCAAAGATGTGTTAGTTATCAACAGCTTATTTGTCTACGACAACTGTTACACAATCAGTTGCCACTACTTGTAGTGAAAAAACAGGGCATATTTTCACACCAAGGGTGTGTTGCAGTGCCGATGTACAAAATACTACCACCCACCATCTCTGATGGTCATACGCATCATCACATGGCATGATCCCACAAGCCGTGTAGCTCTGCCAATGGAACAGCATCGTCCAACGTTGGACAATACACAGTTATACTGTGACATAATTGCAACACTAACCATTTCCCCAACCCAAATCAGCCTCACGAGTTTCACGCACGAACTTCGTAATTACTTGTAATTACTGCAGTCACATGGGAAACGACAGGCGCAGAGGATCACGATGCACAAGCACATTAACAGCAAAGCTGTAGCAACTTTTCTCTGGACAAAACTTATACTATATTCTATTAGTTTTTAATGATAAAGTATATCTCACTTCTTGTGAGAGATATACATTTCTCATATAAAAACAGAATATAGATAAAGGAAGCTCAAAATGGCAAACTCAAAATCAACAGCAAAAACTGTCACAGTTGAAGGTACTTCAATGGATGCTTTGGTAAAAGAGGGCAAAGCCCTTGGATCAATTTGGCGTCAAGTGAACAGCCTAAAGCAAACCATCAAAGAGAATGGTTTTGATACTCGGCTTGGCAACTTGCTAAAGCAATTGAAATCCAACTGCGGTAGCTCTAAAATACCGACACATGTTCTCCGAACACATGGTATTGCTGCGATTGACAAACGCCGCCGTTCCGAAGCTCTATGGTTCATTGAAAATGAAGCAGAGTGCCGTGAATATATTGCTAAAGCAAAATACAAAGGCTCATCCCTCACAGCTTTACAAGCTGCAATGCGTAAAGCTGCCAAAGGCAGTGAGGAAACAACCACCGAAGGTGAAACACAAACTGAAACCACCGAAGGTGAAACGTCCAATGTTGGACAATCTCAACCGCCACAACAAAAGGTTTCACACACTGTAATGGTGAACACCATTGTGAAACAAGCTCATCTTAATGATCTTGATCTTGAAGAAATCGTGCTTGATCTCATGGCGGTACTTGAAAACCGCCAAAAGCATAACTCGAAAGCTGCGGCATAATGGGTCGCACTAAAGATCACACAAGTGTGCGGTACTTGCTGCCGCACACAAAGGCAAGTGTAGAGCAGCACGTGCTTGATGTTGCTGAAAAGCAATTTGCACATGCCCTTGCGCAGGAGATGGAAAGTCCAACGTTGGACAATTTAATTGCAAACACTAGGTCGCCCGAAGATATGTATAGGATCGCACCTACATTAATCCACGATAGTGGATGGAAAGATGTTGAATGATGGATAAGCAACCAAACATACACATAAACCTTGGTAAAGGTTTTGAGTTCTCTATTGCCCAGAATGTTGGGGCAGGTTCTGAAAATGGCATGGTTGAAATTGCCCTTATAGATGACCGCAATGGCACATGGAAGTTTGTGCCTATTGGCCTATGGTTGATCAAACATGCCACACGTAACGATTGGGCTATGGATGAGGATGCAATGGCATTTCTCAATGCCGATAAACTTGCCCATGCTTTAAAGCAAGCAACAAAATATGTGGGGCAAATTGATGGCTGATCGTATCATTGTAGTAATCATTGCCATAGCTATGCTATGTGCTACGGCATTGGTCACTAGCATTTGCGTCATTGTGCTTGGCTCAATGCTGCATCCCGTTGCCCTTATGGTTGTCGTGCCATACATAATGATGGTTGCCTTGTTGGTTTTTTATGGCACTTGACTATATAGTATTACATAGTTATATAACACTTGATACTTTAGTGAAAGTGTTATATAACATATGTATAATACTAAACCGAAACTGAAAACGTCCAATGTTGGACAATATAAACGGAGTTTAAATATGGACAATCGCCTCACAGAATATGCCATTGCTTACCAAGCATATAGTGATGCTCACAAAGAGTATCATGGTGTTAGACCATATAGTAATGGTCATAGCATTGACGTAGACAACATTGCTGAACTCGAAAAGCAAACCCAACGTTACTACGATTGGGTAGCAGAGGACTTGGCACAGGAACGTGCCGATGAAGATGCATCCATCAATGCTTGTATGGCAGCAGGTGCGCCTGACATTGACACTGCAATGCGGTGGCTTGAACAGGACAACATCCATGCCGAATGGGTTTAAGCAGATATAAGTACACTTGGAAGTTATATTTAACTTTCACTATACATAATCAATGGTGTGAAGATAGGCCATCCCGTCTACAACCCAAGTGTACTTTTACCTGCTAACTTAAACGTCCAATGTTGGACAATATAAACGGAGTTTAATTATGAGAATCGTAAAAACATCTCAACTCACTGGCAATACTCACACTATGAGCATTGACGTTACAATTGCACAATTAGATGCATGGGCTAATGGTACTTTAATTCAGAATGCTATGCCCAACCTTACTGCTGATGAACGTGAGTTCATTATGACAGGCATCACACCCGACGAATGGGATGCTGCATTTGAGGATTTGGATGAAACTTACAGCCACCATTATGTATAGTATAAGTTATATATACTTGATACTTTAGTGAAAGTATATATAACGTATACGTATACTAACTACCAAATCGAAACGTCCAATGTTGGACAATCTTACGGAGTAAAACAATGTCTTACAATGTTCACATCACAATGAAATCAAACAACCGCAAGGTTGGTAAGATACCAGTAACCACTACAAGTGCTGACACTTGCCCTAGTACTTGCCCATTCAACAATGCAAACGAAGGTGGATGCTATGCAAACGGTGGCCCACTAGCTATGCACTGGGCAAAGGTCACACGTGGTGAACGTGGTGGTGGTTGGCAAGAGTTGATCCACACTGTTGACAACATGAAAGACGGCACACTATGGCGGCACAATCAGGCAGGTGATTTGGCAGGTGATGGCAATGAGCTTGATGCTGATGCCAATGATGAACTTGCCGATGCTAACACTGGCAAAAACGGTTGGACATATACACACTATCCCGTATTGACTAGCAAGCATAATGCTAGTGTTGTCAAACGTATGAACGATAAGGGATTTGTGGTCAATCTGTCTGGCAATACATTGGCACATGCTGATGCCTTGTATGACATGGACATTGCACCTGTGACAACGGTGCTTCCTGCCGATCAGTTGACCAACACCACTACCCCGAAGGGACGTAAGGTAGTAGTATGCCCTGCCGTAATCAAAGATGATGTGTCTTGTGAGACATGCAAGTTATGTGCTAGAAACCGTAATGCAATCATTGGTTTCCCTGCACATGGGTCAAGCAAACGTAAAGCAGATAAGGTAGCAAACGGATGAAACAGAAAACTGTAACATATCGCAACCCTGTGGCAAAAGCAATGTTACAGGAACGTAAATCGCCACAGGTGATACTGCCTAAGAAAGGTAGTAAAGCCAAACGCAATCGTGGAAAGGACAAACGTAATGCAATACGAGATGCGCAACTTCATTAAGATGAGCAAAAAGAAAACGTCCAATGTTGGACAAAAACCTAAACGTGACGATTGGAAACGTGAACGTAAGATCGCACGTCAAAGTAAACTTAACCTTCGTAAATCAGTAGCATAGGAGCTAACACAATGACAAATTCAAACACATATGCACCAGTAGTAAAAACATCTAACCCTACACTGTATGAGAACCATACTTTCCACATGCAGAAAGCACGTAAGTACACATACAACTACGTTGCTATTGATGAGGTACTGGTAGATTTGTATGACACAATGACCGTTAAGGAAATTGCAGTGGCACTCAATGAGTACCCTAGCCGTATCGCCTATCGTGTAAACGTGTTGAAAACCCTTGGCCTGATTAAGGGCAAGTACAACATGGAACGTGCGGAGTTAATGCGTACTCGTAAGGTACTGGTCACGTGGCTAGATGATGTTGACAACCAAATTGCAGCACAAGGATAATAAACCATGAGAGTTGAAGTCTACTTCAATCTACACAAACACACATTCTCTGTCCGTTCATGTAAGACGGGCAGGGTGGTACTGCACACTGACAAAGTACACATAGACAATCCTACGTTTGTGGTACGTCAGGCAGGGCGTAACCGTGTACTACGTGAGGGCAAAAAGAATGTCCATGCGTTTGTACGTGGTGAGATGGTCGGAACATACTTTGATGACTTTGATCCAGAGTACAATGACTATAGTCTTGTAATGTACAATCCATACAAACATGCATCGTTTGTGGATGTACAAGATGTGATGCCAGTACACACTGCCAAACGTGCAGTGCTATCACTTGAACCCCGTATGTCCCAAGGTAATCGTATTATGAGGCCATACGTATATGCAGAAGGAGCTAGGTACTAATGACATACGATAAATTGCTTAGAGAAATGTCGGGTTCTTTTCTGACCACACCTTTACCCGAATACTGGAACGGTTGGTCTGACAACACACTAGAGCAGTGGGTAAAGGAAAACACCTATGCACCCTACGAGAATTGGGATTTTAAGGAGTTGATTTATCAAATAGAAAATGTTACTGACGTAGCATGGAAACACTTGAAGGAGACAAACCAATGACACCAGAAGAAATCGCAGATAGCCAAGCTACATGGCAAGAGCAACGTGATGCAGCCAATGCTGAAAAGAATGCTTGTGCTGATCAACTAACCCAAGAACAACGTGATGCTATTGTGCTTGCATACAAAACTATTCGTGATGCAGAGAATAATATGCGTGAAATGTTTGACCTGACAATGGACAATGCACGTGCGTTGGACACCTCAGAGTGGAAGCTACGTTCAGCATTCCCTGCTATGGCTGAGACTGTGACAGGCAATTGACAGTTAACGCATATGAAATAGTCCTAGACATTGGTGGACAGGAGAGTACCATCACACTTGATGATACTTTCCCTGCCATTGATGGATGGGCTAGTGCTTGCAGCATGGCAGTGCTGATGGCGAAGCACATTCACCCAGAGAAAGAAGTAGAACTTGTATCTGTCGCAGAGTATGAGGCAGAGGAATACAGTGACTACGGCTATATACATGAAGCACCAATGGCGGTGCAGTAAACGTCCAATGTTGGACAATCTGAAAGGAACAGACAATGCCAGATGCATACATCATACTAACCCCACGTATGTTAAACAAGTCAGAGATCAATGCCAACAAAACTGTACAACAGTTTCTATTGGAAGACTTTGGCATGGAATATACTGACAAGTTCTTTGAGAACAGGAACAAACTTACTATCATAGGTGAGTACATTGACGGTGAAGAAGTAAATGTAAACTTCTTTAGACGGTCAGGCCGTGGCGATAAGATGATCAGCATACAAAAGCTAGGTCAATATGCAGATGCAGGTAATGAGATACGCCTGTCATCAGATGCGGAGAGTTTACACGATGCAACACGTATATACATTAACGTCTACACATCAGGAGCAGAAGCCAGTGCAGCCTGATGATCCATGTGACGATTGGTCAGGTCTACCTATACCCAAACCGAAAGGATAAGCTATGAATAGAGCAAGTTTTACTAATGTACCACAAGAAGTGTGGGACGATCTTGAAACCCAAATAACAATACATCTTTCAGATGAGGGGTGTGTTGATAATCGTAGAGCTTACCGTGTGCGTGATAGCTTACACAAAAGTGATTTTGTTACTGCTGAAAAGTCTGGGTGTTGTGGCTTTTATAATAGCCACAGTATAGTAGATGGTGACATATGGAAAGTGGGTTGTAATTATGGACACTGAAAGGATAAGCTATGCCTATATATTTTGAACGAAGGTCTGCGTGGAATGATTATGATGATGGGATTGATAGAGATCACCTATATGATTGTTGTGTTGGACTATTGACAGATGAAAACAGTGACTTGAATGGAGTCAACTTTCAACTCTGTAAGAATGTTAAAAACGAAATTATAGTTCGTGTGTGGAGTGAAACCAGATGATTGAGACAATACTTATGTGCCTTGCACTAAACGTATACTTTGAAGCACGTAGTGATAGCATGGAAGGGCAGTATGCCGTAGCCCATGTTGTTATGAACCGTGTACAAAGTAACCGATTCCCTAGTGATGTATGCTCTGTCGTGACGCAGCATCGTAAGGGACGTACATGCCAGTTCAGTTGGTACTGTGACGGTAAGTCAGACAAGCCAAGGGATGCGTATGCTATGGCCTATGCTACTATGGTAGCTGCTGATGTACTACGTGGTGAGGCTGCTGACATGACAGGTGGTGCTACACACTACCATGCAAATTATGTACGTCCTTATTGGGCTAGTGAACTAGAACATACTGTGACAATTGGATCACACTTGTTCTACAAATAGCTAACACCCCTTAGTAGGGCATGGACATTACTATATAACTATGGCACAGTTGCCTTAGACAGTATGAAAGGAACAGTATGACAGATGAGTGACGGTATAACTAAAGAACTAAACCTAAGAATACTAAAGATGTGTGAGGAAATACTTCCCAATACACGCATGGCAAACTCAAGTAAGCTAAAGAAGTTGCTTGAGGATATACGATCACAGTTAGAAGGAGATAAATAATGCCATTAGATACAACAACATTCCACGTACCAGAGCATCTTGACTTTGGTGTAGAGTTTGAACCAACTAAAATGCATGACAAGAAGTACGTCATCAATACAGATACAGGTCAGTACCTTGGTATCGTAGGCACAGGCTTCAAGTGTGCATCACACGGTGACTTCTATCGTGGTGTCCTTGACACTGTGACTGAGGAACTAACCCCACATGAAGTAGCAGATGCCCGTATGAACTGGCGCACTGCACGTGACGGTGCATGGGCTATGCTTGACATCACCCTACCCAACATGAAAACTGTTGTTAAGACAGAGAAACACAGTACAGAGATTGGTAACAGGATCATATCATTACATGGTATTGATGGGTCATGCTCTAACCAAGTGTACTTTGGTGCTATTGATTTCTTCTGTACCAATGGGCAGATCAGTGGTGACTATGACAAGGTACGTAAGAAGAATACATCTAACTTTTCTATGGAAAGTTTTATATATGAACTAACCAAAGCACGTACTGATTTCTATGAGCAAGCTGCAAAGATGCAGGTGTGGGCTGAGACTAGCCTAAAGTATGTAGATGTAAGCTCATTGCTTGAGAGCATGATCACATCCAAACGTAAGGCTGAAAAGATGTACAGTTTGTACATGCATGAAGCATCACAACGTGGTCACAACAAGTGGGCATTGTATTCTGCCTTCACCAACTATGCATCGTATGCTGATGAACGTAATGGGTTCAACCTACGTAACACTGGCAATGATACACAGGCTATCAGCATGTGGTCACGTGAGCAAGAGGTGAGCAAGTGGGTATCTGACAGTAAGTTTGTCGAACTACAAGCTGCATAAATGTCTCACGAAAACCATAGAGCTACGTCTTTACTTGTATACGATCACCTCTATGATGTTAGGGGTGATCGTTATGGAGACTGCACTTATTGTGGTGTACCTGCGTGTGTTCTAGATCACATACCGCCTATATCATGGACAGCTTTAGTAAAAGAAGAAGCAAAAAAAGAACTGTCGTTTTATAAAGTTCCATCTTGTGTTGAATGTAATTCAGCATTGGGTAATCTAAGGTTGCTAAGTGTCATAGAACGTGTGCAGTACATAAAGGGTTGGCTGAAGAAAAAATACAAAAAGCCTCTGCGTATGCCCTATTGGGATGAGGATGAATTGGCAGAGCTAAGTTCCACTATGGTAGCTGAGATTAGAAAGGCTGCTGAACAATCTGCTTGGGTAAAAAGTAGAGTAACATATAGGCCAGAAAAAGAACTACTAATGTTAAGTTGCTACGAAGGAGATAAATGTGCCTAAACTGCCACGATATGTACAAGAACGAGTGTCACCTACGGGTGACATCTCATACCGTTTCAACCCACCACAGAACCTTGTAAATGAGGGCGTGGTCAAACGTGAGGAATATGGATGTGACTTAAAACAGGTACGCAAGATCGCACGTGAACATAACAAGGCGATTGATACGTATCGTGAAGAACAAGCACAAGTTGTACGAATAAAGTCAAGCAGCAAGGTGACTGATCTGATTAACTATTACTATATGTCCAATGACTTCAATGCCTTACGTGATACAACTAAAGTAGATTATAGGTACTTTCTCACTGTGCTGCACCAGACAATGGGGTGGCGTAAGTATGAGTACGTTACCGCCAAGGTTGCAAAGCAAGCATATGAAGAGTGGGTCAAACGTGGCATAAGTTTTGCCAATCATGCGGCAACATGTGCCAGTAGGGTATACAACTATGCCATTGATATGCAGCACACTACGTACAATCCTTGGGCAAACATCAAACGTAAGTCACCAGAACAACGCAAGGTGGTGTGGTCACACGGTGAGGTGAACAAGTTCCTTGACGTTGCATACAGTGACTTTGAGTACAGAAATGTGGGCTTGATTGTTCACATGGCATACGAGTGGTGTCAACGTCTGGGTGACATGCGTACCTTAACGTGGGACAACGTAGACTTTGATAACAGTATGCTTGAACTGGAACAGAGTAAACGTAGGGCAGATGTAACCCTGCCCATATCGGATGGCCTGTTGCACATGCTCAAGGAACAGAAGAAAGACTTTGGGTTTCAGACTTACGTAGCACCACACCCACGGCCTGTTGATGGCACATACAATCCATATGCTATGGAAAGATTGTCAAAGGTAGGTCGAAGGGTTATGCGACTAGCTAAACTACCCGAAGAGCTACGGCTTATGGACTTACGTAGGACAGGAGTAACACAGATGGACAAGGAAGGTGTACCAATCAACCAGATCATGTCGGTGACAGGACACAATCATATCTCTTCTGTTAAGCCTTATCTAAAGCATTCGTATGCAAGTGCAAATAATGCCTTGACACAGAGAAACATAAGTGTATCCTTGAGTGGAACGAACAACATAGAAAGTGATATACTATGAATATAAAAGATATTATAAGTGACTTATCACTTGTTAATGGTGAGACTAAACGTATGACATGCCCTGTATGTAATACTAAGAATACTTTTACTGTTACAAACAACATGGGTTCTATCGTATGGAATTGTTACAAGGCTAGTTGCACTGCATCTGGTGGTACACGTACTACCCTGAGTGCAGAAGACATACGTAAGTCTTTGGGTAGTGTTGCAGAAGAGACACACACTGCAACTTTCGCAAAGCCTGATTGGTTTGTACGTGATACCAAGAAGCTCAAACCTTTCTGTGATGAGTGGGCTATAGACCCACAAGATTTAGGGTTGTTGTATGACGTGAAGGAACATCGTGTGGTGTTCCCTGTTGTACACAACAATGTTATGGTCGATGCCACAGGCCGATCACTAGGTAAACGTATACCTAAATGGAAGAGATATGGAAAAAGTAGCTTGCCATATGCTCATGGGTGTGGTAAAACGGCTGTAGTTGTTGAGGACTGCGTGAGTGCTGCTATTGTAGGTGATGGTGGTGTATATGTCGGGGTCGCAGTGTTGGGTACATCATTGTCCACTGGACACAAGAGGTACTTGTCGCAGTTCTCAACAGCAATAATTGCATTAGACCCCGATGCTTTACCCAAGACATTGCAATTCGCAAGAGACTTACGACAACACGTTGAGACAGTAAAGATACTGTACTTGACTGACGATTTGAAATACAGAAACCCTACCGACTTTGATAACCTTACAACACTAGGAGACTGACACATGGAATTATCATTAATACGTAGCCTCATGGACAAAGAGTTCTATGATGAGCATCGTGGCGCACGTTGTCCCGACAGGCTATTCAGCAAAGATGTACGTAAGATCAAGCAGTCCATCGACACTGCTATGGATCGTTATGAACGTACCGTAACACCTGCGGAGATTGAGGCGTTGTTCATGGCTAACAACCCAACCCTCACTACCGCACAGAAGCAAGCATACAGCCATCTGTTCCAACAGGTACAGAAGGAGCAGCCTATGGGCAGTGACATAGCACAAGAGGTACTATCCAAGCTATTCCAACAGGTCATTGGTGAGGACATTGCTAACCTTGGCTTTGACTACGTGAATGGTAGCAAGTCTAGCCTTGAGCCACTACGTGATATGCTTGAGCAGTATGGTGATGACTTCACACCTAACCTGCGTATTGATTGGGAAGACATCAACCTTGATACTATCCTTGCCATGACCGACCTTGAGTCACAGTGGACGTTCAACATCCCTACCCTTACACGTAAGGTAGAGGGTATCAATGCAGGACACTTGATTGAGGTAGGTGCTAGACCTAACACTGGTAAGACATCCTTCCACGCCTCACTGGTAGCAGGTCCGAATGGCTTTGCATGGCAGGGCGCACGTGTTATTGTGTTGTGTAACGAAGAGGGATACCATCGTGTTGCCCATCGTTATATCACGGCAGCTACTGGATTGGACAAGTTCGAGATTGTGAAGCACAAGCAAGAGGCACTGTCTATCTTCAACCGTATACGTGACAAGATCATGTTCAAGGATGCGACTAGTCGTGACATGAACTGGGTTGAGTCTGTATGCAAGTCATACAAGCCTGACATTGTGATACTTGATATGGGTGATAAGTTTGCCCGTACTAGTGGCTTCTCACGTCCTGACGAAGCACTCAAGGCTAATGCTGTACATGCTAGGCAGATTGCAAAGCAACAAGAGTGTGCAGTGTTCTACATGTCTCAGCTATCAGCAGAGGCAGAGGGTAAGGTTGTACTCAACCAAGCCATGATGGAAGGATCACGAACAGGTAAGGCAGCAGAGGCTGACCTGATGCTGATGATCTCTAAGAACCCCACTGTAGAGGGACAAGAGGAAGAAGACAATCAACGCCACATCAATGTGGTAAAGAACAAACTGTCTGGGTGGCATGGCATTGTACATACAGACCTAGAGTACAAGATTGCGAGGTACGTAGCATGATTAAAGCAACACACATAGACCACATGGGCAGTGATCTGTCTGTCGTTAATGCAGCTAGAGTTAGTTTTGGTAAGAAGAGTGATTGGAAACACCCTTCTATCGGTCAGGAGTTTGGCCTGTCTGATCGTGACACCAAGTTAGTATACTACTTAGCAAAGCACAAACATACATCACCTTTTGGTCACTGCTTTGCTACTTTCCATGTCAAAGCTCCAATGTTTGTAGCTAGGCAGTTGGTCAAGCATAAGTTCCTGCGTTGGAATGAGATTAGCCGTAGGTATGTAGATGACGATCCTAAATTTTACGAGCCTAAAATATGGCGTGAACGAAGTGACGATAAAAAACAAGGGTCGAGTGATATAGAGGTCACTGAATTAGAGGATTCTGGTTGGGGTGAATATCACGAGTTTGATATAAACCACTACGATATGAAAGAAACTATAGAAGGTTGGCATCACAAATGTTATGACCTATATGATTTACTTATCCGTAATGAGGTCTGCCCAGAACAAGCACGTATGATACTACCACAGTCTACTATGACTGAGTGGTACTGGTCAGGGTCATTGGATGCCTTCTCTGATATGTGCCTACTGCGTTGTGCCAGTGACACTCAAGCTGAGACACAAGAGGTTGCTAATCAGATCAGTGTTAAGATGCATGAGCTATTCCCTGTGTCATGGATGGCACTAGCTAAAGGGAGAGGATGATGATTGAAGTAAAAATAGTAGAGATAGAAGAACATGAAGATGGCTCGGCTACTCTTCAAGTAGAGTGTGATCCACAAACATTTGCAGCTATATTTAACGTAGGCTTTGTGGCTCTGGTTAAGGCAGGGTTAGAAACAGAAAAGGAGAAACAAGATGAGTGAAGCAGAACTATATTCAGTAGCAGGTATCGCAGTTTGTTCAGGCACTATCGGTTTTATAATCGGTATGAGAGCAGCATGGGCTGATGCCAAAGAACTTTATTGGCCTTACATTTTTGGAGATAGGGAGACTAAGTAATGCCATATGTAATAGAGATTGAAATAGAAAAAGGTGAGTACACCTTAGTAAGAAAAGAAAATCCGTGGACATACTCTACAGATGTGTGGATGTTTGACTCACTAGATGAAGCTGAAAAGGAAGCAGCTAGGTGGAACACAGGCAAGGTACTATCTTATATAAGACCGATGACTGAACAGGAAAGACAACGAGCAAAGGAGAAAAGCTAATGTCTATTAAAGAATGGAAAGATAAAGTACTAGAAGCTAAAAGTTATATAACGGAAGAGCTAGAAGAGTTTGAATTGCCCAGTGCAATTGATGTTAATCGTATAACTAATGCTATAAAGAAACACAAACTATCTGTTGATGATGTTGTAACTGCGATACAAAACTTCGCAGAAGACAGAGACTTTCATAATTCTCTTGACAACGTTTATGGAAAAGAGGTAGAAATACTAGACGAACTAGACTAGGAGACAACATGATACTGACCCTTGACGTAGAAAACACAGTAACAAAACGTAACGGCAAGCTGCACCTTGATCCGTTTGAACCAACCAACACATTAGTTATGGTGGGTATGCTGGATGATCACATGAACGAAACTATTGTAACATTCGATCACGCAGAGCAACAACCTACCAAAGATGGGCGGCGTATAGTACAAGATAAACTAGATGCTGCCCATTTACTTATAGCACACAATGCACCGCATGATTTACTATGGCTATGGGAGTCGGGCTTTACCTATGACGGTGAAATCTTTGACACCATGCTTGGTGAGTATGTACTGCAACGTGGGCAGAAAGAACCACTATCCCTTGAGGCTTGTGCTGAACGGTATGACCTTGATACAAAGAAGCAAGATAGTCTCAAGGCATGGCTCAAGGATGGTAAGTCTGTACGTGACATGGATCATGCGGAGTTGTCAGAGTACCTGTCTGCTGACCTACATGCAACGAAACAGTTGTACCATAATCTGGGCGGTCAGTATGCTGCTTGCCATACGATTATCCCAACTATCAAGCTGACTAATCAACTTGCATTACACCTTGCACGTATATATCAACGTGGATTTCAAGTAGATATGGATGCACTGATGGAAGTACGTGGTGAGTTTGAGCAAGAACGTAACATGCTTCTCATTGCACTTGAGGAACAGGTTGCTGACATCATGGGTGACAGACCTATCAACCTCAACAGCCCAGAGCAATTGTCTTGGGTTATCTACAGCCGTAAACCCCACGACAAGAAGGTGTGGGCAGACCTATTCGATGAACGTATGTCTGACTCTGACTACCGTGGAACAGTCAATGCACATAGCCAACGTTTGTACAAGCAAAAGGCATACCAGTGTCCTGACTGCTATGGCACAGGCCAGATCAGAAAGACCAAGAAAGATGGCACACCCTTTGCCAGAACAAACAAGTGTAACACATGTGATGCCTCTGGCTACATGTATCGTGACTCTACTACCATTGCAGGTCTAAAGTTTATTGCACCTACATCTAAGTGGGTAAGTGCTAATGGCTTTGGCACAGGCAAAGAAAACCTTATGTTTCTTGAGGGTATTGCACGTTCCAAGAACATGAAGGAAGCAGAGTTGTTCCTACGTAGTGTACGTAGACTGTCTGCCGTAGATACATATCTTAGCAGCTTCGTAGAGGGCATTGCCACACACGTAAAGAGTGACGGTAAGTTGCATGTACGTTTGTTGCAGCATCGTACTGGCACAGGTCGTTTGTCTGGTGCAGACCCCAACATGCAGAACATGCCACGTGGTGGTACATTCCCTGTGAAGAAAGTGTTTGTATCACGATGGGAAGGTGGGCAGATAATGGAAGCTGACTTTGCTCAACTTGAGTTTCGTGTGGCTGCATTCTTGTCACAGGACAGGACTGCCATTGACGAGGTTACTACGGGCTTTGATGTACACAGTTACACCGCACAGGTTATCAGTGATGCAGGTCAACCCATGTCACGTCAAGAAGCCAAGGCACATACCTTTGCACCTCTGTATGGTGCTAGTGGTTTTGGTAGATCACAGGCAGAAGCGGCATATTACCAACAGTTTACGACAAAGTATTCTGGTATAGCTGCTTGGCACAAACGGTTAGCTAAAGAGGCATTAAACACAGGCAAGATAACTACACCATCTGGACGTGAGTTCGCATTCCCTGACGTACAACGTAGACGTTATGGTGGTGTGACATATTTCACACAGATAAAAAATTATCCTGTGCAATCGTTCGCAACGGCTGACATAGTACCTATATCTCTGATATACATAGATAAGTTACTAACAGCAAACAGGCTACACAGTTGTGTAGTAAACACAGTACACGATTCAATAGTAATTGATGTACACCCAAGAGAAAAGGAGACAGTACTAAAAGTAATACGAGCAGCTAATGATAAGCTGATCGCCATAGTCAATCGCAAGTGGGACATAGACTTTAATATACCTCTATTATTAGAGGCAAAGATTGGTCCAAACTGGCTTGACACAAAAGATGTGGCATGATATAACTACGATTCGTGAAAACAAAAAGGAGACTTACACATGACTCAAGTAACAACAATAGACACTAGTAACTACAACGCAATGGCTCAAGCAATGGGCATGGGTGCAGATGCAGCACCGCAAGGTAGCAAGTCAAGTACACTTGCACGTTTGCGTATCAATCACTCACCTATCATGGGTGAACAGGATATGGGTGGCAAGAAGGTAAAGCTAGAGGTTGTGTCAGGTGGCACATACAAACTAGAAGTACCTGACGGTGACACATACTACGCAGAGAGTGTACGTATCCGTCCATTCCTGCAACGGTTTATGCACAAGAAGTTCGTTAAGGGTACAGACCACACCCCTAATCGTTACATCAAAACTGTTATGGTCAATGACCTCAATGGTGACATGAAGGATAATGACGGTGGGTTTAACTGTGGTAAACCTGCAGGGTTCATCAAAGATTGGGCTGCATTACCTGATAGCATGAAGGACTTGATCCGTTCTATCAAACGTGTTCGTGCATTGTTTGGTACGGTGGAGCTTGTCAATGCCACAGATGCAGAGGGTAACTCTGTTGACGTAGAACCTACAGCATTCGTGTGGGAGATTGACAACCGTGATGCTTTCAAGATTGTAGGCAAGGTGTTTGCTGATCTTAATAAGATGCGTAGACTACCACCACAACACAATGTCACACTAACATCTAGTGAAGTACCATTACCTAACGGTAACAGCTTCTATATTCCTGTTACAGAATTGGACTTGAACACTACACTAGACATGGACAACGATGCACAGGAAGTGTTTGGTAACTTCGTTGCATGGATTGAGAACTACAATACGTACATTCTCAACTCGTGGAACGAGAATATGCACAAGAACGAAGAGGTGGATACGGATACAGTAGAAGCCTTTGTGGACATTAACGAAGAGGACTTCGTATAATGAACCACCCTGCTGAACTGGCGATTAATCAGTATCTTGAGGATGCTACATCTGGTAAATCAACAATGTCTGAAGAGACAATAGAACAGATTGGTAAAGATGTAATGGATGCTATTAAACGTCAGTTTGGTGGGGGCAATCGGCGTGATAAGTTTCGTCTACGTATGTCAAACATAGGTAGGCCAACTTGTCAGCTTTGGTTTGAGAAGAATAAACCAGAGAAGGCGTTGCCCAAACCAACAACATTCGTTATGAACATGCTGCTAGGTGACATCGTAGAGGCTGCGTTCAAGGGTATCATCACAGAAGCAGGAGTACAGTACGAGGATGAAGACAACTACGTAGAGCTAGAGCTAGACAAGACCACAGTAAAAGGATCATACGATCTTGTAATCAATGGTGCTGTTGATGACGTTAAGTCTGCCAGTGATTGGTCATACAGAAACAAGTTTGATTCCTACCAAACGTTAAAAGCCAGTGACCCATTTGGTTATGTGGGACAACTGGCTGGATATGCTAAAGCATCTGGAAAGAAAGCAGGTGGTTGGTGGGTAGTGAACAAGGCCAATGGTAATATAAAATATGTTGCTGCCGAAGGTCTTGACATGGACGAAGAACTTACTAAGTTAAATGATACAGTGGCTACCGTAGATAGTAACGAGTTTGCAAGGTGCTTTGACCCTGTACCCGAAACGTTTAGGGGCAAGGCAACTGGCAATAGGGTGTTAAATAGTAACTGCAAGTTCTGTGACTACAGATTTGAATGTTACCCTACACTTAAGGAGTTACCCTCTAGGGTATCACAGGCTAAGAACAAACCCATCGTGGGTTACATAGATTGAAAGGAGTAACAATGCTAGGTGATGATGAAATAAAAGAGATGCAGGAGCAGATCGAAGGTATGGAACGAGAGGTACGTGTACGTAAGAAAGCATTACATGAAGCTAAGTATGCAGGACTACGAGCAGCAATGCAGACACGTAAGGATGCTGACGAAGCCATTAGAGAAGAATTAAAGTCTCTTGGGTATCCGTCTGCAACCAGTTTCCCTACACTTGATTGGTTCAGGTTCTAATGAACGGCAAGCAATTTGCTGCTGCTTTAAAGTATGGGTATAGGAGTGGGCTTGAGATAAAAGTCAAAGACTATTTGGTAGAGCATGGCGTAAAAGTTAAGTATGAAGCCATCAAGATCGAATGGGAAGACCTCATGTACCGCACCTATACACCAGACTTTGTATTACCTAATGGGATCATAATAGAAACTAAGGGCAGGTTTACATCAGATGACAGACGTAAACATGCGGCTATTAAGAAACAGCATCCAAAGCTAGACATTAGGTTTGTGTTTGAAAGTAGTAGACGTAAGCTGAGTAAGGGTGCTAAGACTACCTACGGTCAGTGGTGCGAGAGAAACAAGATTCCGTTTTATGACAGGATCATCCCAGAGGAATGGCTCAATGAGAAGGGTAAGGACATGCATCCTGACTTGATACACTTCCCACACAAAAAAGTGAAGAGGAATTAAATGTGGCAGATGAGAAAATACTACTTGACTTTGATCCTAATGATTTCATTATACGTATCAGTCCATTTCTAGACGAGAAAGGTAAGTGGACAGGGGAGTTGCTAGTTGGTAACACAACTACAGATGAAAACTATCTTGACGATGATGACTACCTAAACTTAATGCGCCTTGTGCATATGGTACTTGCTTCTGTACCTGCTATGGAAGAGAATGAAATGATTAGAGAGGTACTGTACAAGTACGCAGAGAGTGTACAAAAAGAAGAGCAAGAAAAAATACCCAAGGTAACTAGTAAACAGGGTAGTAATGTAATAGAACTTAACTTTAAATAAGGAGATACGTATGTCAGATAAAGTAGAACCCAAGCTAACTGCAGATGTAGACATGGTAAACTCACCCGATCACTATAACTATGCAGGTATAGAATGTATTGATGCTATTCGTGCCGCAACAGGAGAGGAAGGTTATCAGTACTACCTACAGGGTAACATTATGAAGTACCTATGGCGATACAGATATAAGAATGGTGTAGAGGACTTGCAGAAAGCACAGTGGTATCTAAACCAGTTAATAGAGGAAGAGTCTGGTGATGGTGGTTAAGGTATATCTTACACTGGAACTAGACGAAGATGAATATCCTATTCCTGTAGATGGTTTTGTTGATGAAGAAATCAAGGAAGCACTACAGGAGTTTATCTACGATGTAGATGGAATGAGTATAAAAACAATTAAAGTATTAGGAGAATAGATATGATACAGAACTACCTATCTACTGACTATCAATCCTTCATACACAAGTCACGTTATGCACGATGGCTTGACGATGTAGGACGCAGGGAGAATTGGGCTGAAACTATAGGACGTTATATGACCAACGTTGTCGATACAGTCTTAGACCGTTCTGACCCACCTCAAAATGGTGTAGCAGTAGAAATCTCAGATGCAATACTTGACCTACAGGTTATGCCATCCATGCGATCCATGATGACAGCAGGTCCAGCAGCAGACAGGGATAACACCTGCATGTACAACTGTAGCTACTTACCCATAGATGACCCTAAGTCCTTCGATGAGGCTATGTTCATCCTCTTGTGTGGTACTGGTGTTGGCTTCAGTGTTGAGAGGCAGTTCATTAGTAAACTTCCCGAAGTCCCTGAGTTGTTCGACAGTGATACCACAGTCGTTGTGAAGGATAGCAAAGAAGGTTGGGCTAAATCTCTCAGACAAGTGATGGCTCTTCTTTGGGCAGGTGAGATACCACAGTGGGATGTTTCACGTGTACGTCCTGCAGGGGCTAGACTAAAAACATTTGGTGGTAGGGCAAGTGGACCTGCACCTCTGGTGGATTTGTTTAACTTTGTGGTACGGGTATTTAAAGATGCACAAGGACGTAGGCTATCTAGCATTGAATGTCACGACATCATGTGCAAGATTGGTGAGGTAGTCGTAGTTGGTGGTGTACGTAGGTCAGCTATGATTTCATTGAGTAACCTGAGTGATGACCGTATGCGTCATGCTAAGTCAGGACAGTGGTGGGAGAATGAACCACAACGTGCATTAGCTAATAACAGTGTTAGTTATACAGAGAAACCAGATGCAGTATCCTTCATGCGTGAATGGATGTCATTAGTAGAAAGTGGGAGTGGTGAACGTGGTATATTCAATCGTGAGGCAAGTAAGAAACAAGCTGCAAAGTATGGTAGACGTGACCCTGATTGGGAGTTTGGAACTAACCCATGCAGTGAAATTATTCTGCGTCCATATCAGTTCTGTAACCTTACGGAAGTTGTGGTACGTGCCACAGATTCGTTGGAAGACTTGGCTAGAAAAGTCAGACTCGCCACAATACTTGGGACGATCCAAAGCACGTACACAAAGTTCCCATATCTGCGAAAGGTGTGGCAACGAAATACAGAAGAGGAACGATTGCTCGGTGTGTCTCTCACAGGGATAATGGACAACCCCTTGATGACTACCGCAAACAAAGGATTGGATAAGACCCTTGAACATCTACGTGGGATTGCTGTATCTACTAATGCTGAATGGGCTGACCGTCTTGGTATACCTGTTGCTACTGCTATTAGCTGCGTCAAGCCGTCAGGAACAGTCTCGCAACTGGTGGATAGTGCCTCTGGCATACACCCTCGCCATAGTCCCTATTATATCCGTACTGTGCGTGGTGATGATAAAGACCCCTTGACACAGTTTATGAAGGATCAAGGTATACCTAATGAGCCAGACGTTATGAAGCCTGATGCCACTACAGTGTTCAGCTTCCCTGTTAAGTCACCTCGTAAGGCTATTGTAACGTCTGATCTGTCAGCCATTCAACAGCTAGAGACATGGCTCATGTATCAACGCCATTGGTGTGAGCACAAGCCAAGCATTACTTGTAATGTACGTAAGGATGAATGGTTTGAGGTGGGTGCATTCGTGTACAAACATTTTGATGAGATGTCAGGTGTGTCATTTTTACCATACAATGAACACACATATCAGCAAGCACCGTATCAAGAGGTTGGCAAGAGTGACTATGATATGTTACTATCTGTTATGCCCAAGAAGATTAATTGGGCTGGGCTGTCTGAGTACGAGAAAGACGATAACACTGTAGCAATGCAAACTATGGCTTGCTCTGGTGACGTGTGTGAAATAGTAGACTTGACATAATAATTTCCCCACCTTACGGGGTGGGGGGAAACCAACAATAAAAGGAGAAAGATAATGGGAACACGTAAACAGTTTAGTAGAGCATTGTATGATGCCTATGATGCACCAGCAAAAACAACCCTCGTACAATATCTGCAAAGTGTAGGTCACGAGATTACAAACGCAGAAGAGGACTACAATGTAGATGTAGTATCAACTAAGAAAGACTATACATACTTTAATGAAGCAGAAGTAAAGGTCGCATGGTCAGGGGATTGGCCTACACATTGGGCAGAGATACGTATACCAGAACGTAAGGGACGTTTGATTGAGAAGTATGAGGGAGAGAATGGGGTGCTTAACTTCTACGTGTTTCGTAAAGACCTAAAGCAAGTGTGGCGTATCAAAGATACTAGCTTGACTAAGGAAAGATTACGTGAAGCATACGGACGTAACATTGTGAAGGGTGAGAAGTTCTATCACATCCCATACACAGAGGCTGAATTAATTAACGTAGCATAAGGAGATTTACTATGCCAAAGAAACTTAACAGAAAAGAACGTGGCTTGGGTAAGTACGATGCACCATTACGTGTGCAGTTTCAGATGGGCTATAGTGCCTTTAAGAGTGGACACAAGTTGTCTAGCCCATTCAGCATCCATACGATGCAACATCGTGAGTGGGAACGTGGGTTTAATAAAGCCTACTATGATCAACTAAAAAGGATTAAGGAGTATGAACGAACTACGGGCAGAGGCAGAGCAGTTTCTAAAGGAGAAGTACAGCATGTCTGACTTTAATTCGTATCAAAGGAATGCATCAAGTACAGCTATCTATCCTGATCAGCACAAAATAATATACCCTGCACTTGGTTTGGCAGGGGAAGCAGGTGAAGTAGCTAACAAAGTTAAGAAGCTCATACGTGACGGTCCAGATAAACGTCCTGATGATTGGCGAGAACAGATTGCCAGTGAGATAGGGGATGTACTATGGTACTGTGCGGCACTAGCCACTGACCTCAACCTCACACTAGGTATGATAGCAGGTCAGAACCAAGCCAAGCTACTAGCAAGAAAGAATGCAGGTACTATTGGTGGAAGTGGAGACAAACGATAGACAAAAAAAGAGGGGCAATTAAGCCCCTTTATTTTTTCTTTGCTATGGTTACTACTTTTCGTACTGTAGTTGGATCAGTCATGTCAGGCACTTCGCCTGTTAGCATTTGATACTCAGCTATAGCTCTTCTTTTCTTGGCTCTTGGTACTTTATTTAATTCAAGGTATGCTTTAACTTCTTCATCCAGTTCAGCACCAGAGGACTTACGTAGTCTTGCCTTTATCTTTCTAAGGTTCTTTTCAAAAGGAGACATTATTCTTGTGTCTACAGCTTGGTCAAATGTCAATCCTTCTTTAGCTTCATCTGACATATTTTCCCACTGTCTACGTAGTTGTTCTTCTGCCTGTTGCAGTGCAGGTACTTGAGCCTTTAGATACTGACGAATGTATACATTCTCATCTCTGCGTTGCTGCGGTGATCGTGAATTACTGCCAAGTTTAAACTCAGAGAAACCATTGTTCTTTAAGTATCTTGCATACTCTGTATCTGCAGAATGGAAGTTAAGACCAAACAAAACCTTTGCCGACATTCTCTTACGATCAGCCTCATCCTTTAAAACAAACTCACGATTAGGTCTGTCATCGTCTGGCGAGTATCTTGATCTAAACGGACGTTCTAGGTTATCGTAAAAGGTGTTCTTGTTACTAAGGCTAGGCTCGTTAGCCATGTCCTTGTACTCATTGTTTGCTAGACCCATTGCCCTTGCTGAGTCAATCAACTGACCATAAGGCACAAGGAAGGTAGAGAAGTAGTTCCCTAGTGCGCCACCTGCTTGACGTGCAGTGTTTACATTTATTTCAGTGTCACCAAATACAGTAGAAACAATATCATTTAGTATAAAGTTAGAAGGACCAACTCTAAAGTTTGTACCAGTAAGAACCTCTACAATTTCCTGTGGGTTTCTCTCTGCCCAACGTGGTATAGTTCCCTGCAAACCCTGTTTGACTAACTCACCTATCAATAAGATAGGACGTAAAGGAAAGATAGCTGACGTGTCTAGGACAATACCATCATCAGCATTCATAAACTGATACTCTGCAGGAGAATCTTCTTGTAACCTATACCATATACCTGCACCAATAAGAGGAATACCTTGTATGTTCTTACCTATTAAATCTCTTTCTTGTCGTGTTAAGGTACGTAAGTCCTTACCTCTTGCACCTTTTACGGCTTTAATTGCTAGTCTAGTAACGGGTATTGATGCTCCTGCACCATACTTCGCAAGCAATTCCATACTCTTAAACATAAACCGTGGGAAAGGTATTACAGTTGTAAGACCATTACGTACAATAAAACTATTTAAATCTCTAAATACTTTTAGGTCAGGGTTATTTGCGTAGGTTAAGTCGAGTGCATTATATATAGACTCATCAGCAATATCAATAATAGAACGTGCGCCTTCTGGTTTAAACTTACCAGAGTCACTCATAATGTCACGTATATTACCTTTATTTATTTCATCAATTAAATCTACATCCCACTCACGTTTTACTAAACGTTCCATGTCAGACAAAAACATACTGTTACGCAGCATAAATTCCTGCCAACGGTTAGGCGTGTTAAGTATATGAGAAAAGTCTTCCCCTTTAGACACAATAGAATCTATAGCTTTACCTGCTTTTGAAGTAGCTTGCCCACGCCCCATGTTCAATTGCATATCAGCCATCTGATTGTAGAAAGTATCTAATCTGTCTACCAATTCAGGCTGCTCTAAAAAGAAACGAGTATATTCTTTTGCTGCCTTTTGATTTCTAAACATAGTATCCATATGACGAAACGCCCCACGCCAAGTTTCTGCTGATGCTAATGTCCTACCGAAACCAGAAAAACCACCTTCACCAAAGTTATATAGTGCATCGTCCATTACCTTACCCAAGGCTTCTAATGGAGCACGTACTATACCTGATTGTAGGTTACGAGCAGCAGTTGCAACTTGAGATACCATCATACCTCTACGTACATTTTCAATACGCATAAAGGTGCTACGTATTCTGTCTTGTTCTTTTAGTAATGCCTTTTGTCTTGCTTCTTCTTGAGATGTTAAAGGTCTAGCACGTTTAATCTGCGATAGTTTATTAAGTATTTTACCTGCCTCTGACCCTGATCCTACTACAGTCATAACGTAGTCTTCAAAGTTAAGGCCGTACTTAGCTAGGTCTGTTAGTAGTTCTTCACCACCAATTAATTTTTTATCTACTGTAAGATTGAACAGCTTATCAATAATAGTATCACCAGCATTATCCCAATCTTTACCAAATTGATTTTTATATTTAGCTGCAATAGATACGATGGCATCAAACTTTTCTGGCTTTAGTATAGCAGAAAACGTGTCACCCTCAGACATGGCTAACTCTAGGTATTCACCATCTTCCACTGCGGATTTACCGAAGACAATATCTTGTACGGTTTTTTGTTTTACAGTTGCAACAGAGTTTATTTTTTCTCTTGATACCTGCCTTGCAAGTTCTGGATCAATCACTAAGTTACCGTTTGCATCTTCATAGGATATTTTATTTGTAGTTATACCTTCGTCTTCAAGAAGTTTACGTTCAAAGTTTTCTATTAGCTCACGTGCAATACCCTGATTAGCTGCAGCAGTTTTTCTTGCTAACTCTTTTGTTTCTTTTATCTGTTCTTCTGTGTTTGCTTTAGCTGCATCAATGTCGTACTTTTTAGTGTGCTTAATTCTTTCTTGTTTAACTGCTTCTTCGTCAGGCTTACTGTCAATTTCGTCTGTCTTACCAGCTTTCCAGTTATCTACATCCTGCTGTAGTTTAGCAGCCATTGCCTCTACTTCATCTGCGGCATCGTCAAACTCTTTGGCTGTTGTTTCAGAAACTTCGCCATCGGTTATGACTTCTTCTTTAGCTTTACGTGTAGCACGTGCGGCTCTGTACGCAGCAGTAAGCCCTTCTAAAGCACCACCTACAATGAAACCCTCACCAGCATTCTTTAATCTATTCTGAAATGCACTAGCATCCTCATCCGTAGCAAGAGCATCGACAAATGCACCCTTTACCCAACCGTTTTGTTTCAGCATAGAAGATATGTTTTCTTCAAAGGGATCAAACGCAGTAGCATCTGCAACAGCAGAGTTTAACAGTGTACCTTTTACACCACCGATACCCGATATTCTCCTTGATAAAGCAAAACCCGTACCAAACTGAGCTAGTGCTTCTATGAAAACACCAGTAACAGTATCGGTATCGGGTATGGCTTCTTCTGCTGCGTCAGCAGTTTTAATTACCCCATTCAATAGGGAATCTTTTAAACCTGCTTCACGTACTTTATCCCTTGACCAGTATTCTATTGTAGGAAGAAAGCTGTCAGGATTGTCTTTAAATATAAGTCTGCCTACATTTAATTTATCTTCAATGTATTCACCTGTCTCATCAAGAAACTGGCCTACTTCTGCTACACCTTTAGCAACACCTTCTAGTGGTGCAGTTATAATTTCACCACTCCCAATAAAACCACCGACATCACTAGCAATACTACCCAACATAGTTGTATCATCTGCCCCATCATCTGGTGGGTTGTTCAACAACTTTTGTTCTTGGTAGTTTGGGTCTATTGTTTCTGGTGCTTCGGGTTTACTGGGTACTTTGTCTTGATCAAAGTAAATTGCCCCACCATCTTTTTTAAATTTATCTTGATCAAAAACAACAGGTTGATTTATACCTACTGGTTGTGTTGTAGAGTTTTTATTTTGATCAAAATAGATACCCATACTTGTATTGTTTTGTTGCATAAATAACCTACTGTATTATTAGATATGGAGCACCTTCGGCTAAAGGATTTGGTACACCTGTATATACGACTATTCTAGTGTTACCAAAAGTATCCTCTATAACTACTGTGTCTCCGTAGTTCATCGAAGAAGATGCACCACCTGCATGTAATGAAGCCGCAGGATTTACTTTTGATACGTCTACTACATCACCTGCCTTAGACTTAGGTGCTTGGTAGTATTTAACACCGTTTAAACCTGTAACAGTACCATTTGGTTGAGGTTCAACGTTATTAAGCCTTTTAAATTCATTGAATTTATTTTGAGCAGCCTTTGATACACCGTCTATTGCCATTGACTGTCTACCATTAGCAAAGTCTATGAGAGTTCTATCTTCTTCAACAGCACTTGATTTCATTAAGGAGTATGCAAGATATTCCTGCATAGGTGCAATCATCAGATTACCCATTAGGTCACTTGTTATTTGCCCTAGTTCACCTACCGATTGTTGTAACAACTGACCAGCAGTAGCCCTACTTGAAGTATACAGACTATTAACACTACTTGGTGTATGCGGTTTGTACTCTCCTGTCTTTTTAACAGTATCTTTTGCTTCTAGGCTTTCTTGCTCCATTATACTTTGTATTCGACTAGCATATTTATTAGCAAGTTCTGTATCACCAGCTTGTTCAGCCTTTAACTTTAAGTCAAGTGCTTGTGCTTTCATTTGTGCGTAACTATTGGCATCAGATTTTTTAGGGAATAAACCAGAAAGCATATCTCTATCTAATCCTATACCACCAATAGTGGCTGGAGATTTCTCTGCTCCTGTAGGTATAGCTGTTTCTGTCTCTGTTTTTGTTTTAGTAGCACCACTAATTATTTCTGCAGTTTCAGAATTATTTAAGTCTGCTGTTGGGGCAACACTTAAAAATGTATTATAATCTTTACCCTGTTCAAAGGCGGTTTGTGCATAACCTGCGTGTAGTTTTAAACCACTTAAACCACTCTTTGCAATAGCATCAACATGTTTTGGGTCTATGCCCAAACTAGTAAGCAAGCCTGTGTATTCATCAATTTGTGTCTGTTTAGCTTCACGATCTGCTTGTTTAGCTAGTCGTTGTCTAGTAGCAAGACTAGTTGCTTCGTCGTGTAGTCTTTCTTGACGTTGACGTTGTTCGGTTAGTGTGCTTGCCATAGTACTAGCAAACCCAGCACCAAACCCCTGTAAATTTAAATTAAATGCCATTACACTCTCCTTGCCATAAGCCCACTAGGTGCAGGTTCTACTGGTGTATCTTCCATTACCTCTGGCTCTTCTTCACGTTCTTCTACAGCTTCTGGTAGCTTTTCACGCATCTTCTTCATAGCTAGTGCAATCTTAACATCACTAATCTTGTCATCGTCAATGCGTTTATCTGTACCCATAGTATACTCTATTCCTGCATCTTCTGCAATATAGGCAAGCATCTCAATGATTACAGGGATAGCCAACATACCAACATCAATTGTGTGTAAGCCCTGCATAACACCACCTGTCTGTAGGGTATCAGCCATAGTGGTAAGGGGTACACCAAGTTCCATAGTGTCCACTATACCCTCATACATCTCATCAGATACAAGTCTAGGTATATACCACTCAAGTGCTTCTTCTACAGAGGCATACTGTGGTGGGTTCTGCCAAGGTCTGCTACCTAGTTCAGCAGTCATACCCTGTCCAGCTATAGGGTAGTCCATAGTAGGAGTAAGTGTTTCAACCATTTGTTATTTGCTTTCTTGCTTTACGTAATGAAGTGACATAACCACGAACACGATCAAGAGGTTCATTTTTAGTATCATTAGATTTACTATTTCCTTTACGAGAAAGTAAACCAAAGCTCTTTGTTTGTTTTACAGGAGCTTCCTCCTCTTTTATACCTAAGTTTGTGTATGCCATATATGCTGGATTAACGTCCATTGTATGTGTCCTTATGTAAATAGATAGTCAAAACCTTTACCAAGTAAGGTGTCACCACCTATCTTTGAAGTAAACATCGTAGCTACGAGACTACCCCAAGCACTAGAAGATGCTTGATCTGCAAGTAATGAAGCAGCATCAACACTTGCATCAACTTCCATTTTCTTCATTGTGATTTGGTGAAGTCTGTCCCGTTCATTCGCAGTACTATTCCAAGCATATTCCATGCTGTCTTGATAGTATGACCACAGATCATTGTATGCATTGTTGGATATGTTTAGTAAGTTAGTTGCATTAATCTCATTAGCACGATTAATAGCTGCAGTATCTGCTGTTGCTACTTGCTTACGCCACTGTGCATTTTGTTGATCAATCACTAATCTGTTTTGTGCATTGAACTGATCACGTTGGTTCATCATTTCTGCAGCAAACTTTTCCATTACATTAGCTTCACCTGCATTAAACTGCGCAATGGCATTAGCCTGTGAAGTATTAAACTGTGATGCCTGTGTCTGTAAGTTAGCAAAGAACTGATCAGTTTGGTTTTGACTAGTTGCATTAAACTGACGTGAAGCATTCTCAGCAGCTTGGTCAGTAAACAAAGACTGTACTGTTTGTTGAGCCTTAAACAATTCTGTCTGTTGTTGATTATTTAAGTTAGCCATATCCATCTGTAGGAAAGACTGTGCATTCATTACAGCAGCTTGCTGTCGGTTATTCAGGTTAGCCATGTCCATGTTGGCTAGGGCTGCAGCCTCAGACATTACAAGTGCCTGTCTGTTGCCTAAGTTAGCTAGGTTCATAGTGTTTGCTGCACGACTATTTTCCAAAGCAACCTGTTGCTCTGCAGTAAAGTTCATGTTTGCAATGTCACTAATCTTACTTGCATTCATTACACGTGCTTGGAATGATTGATCAAACTCTTGACCAATAAACTTAGCACGTTGCTCTGCTGCAAGCATAGCACGTTGCTGACGGTTTGACAAGTTCTGTGCTTCAAAGGATGCAATTGTTTTTGCATCTGCTTGTGCCACAGGTAGTGCAGACTCCATAGCTGCTTGTACAAGAGCCTGTCCTGCCATGCTACTAGCACCCAAACCACGTGCAGCCATAGTAGCTGTGGCATTACGCATAGCACCAGCAGCCCATGCAGGTGTAGCACCACCTTCAAACTGTTGCATTAATGTATCAAGCTGACCTTGAACTGTAGCCTGTTTGGTAGGAGTAGCTTGCGCAGCTTGTACTTCTTCAGTAAACTTAGCAGCAGTGGCTGCATTAGCAGAAGGGTTAACTAATTCACCTTGCTCTACTTTACGTTGCACAGGGTTATCCATTAATACGGCTTTACCTTGAGCAGCTTCAAGATCACTTACACTAGTTGATGTAGCTTGCTGTGCATTTACAATTGCATTAGGATCAACTTGACCCTGTGCTGCAGTTGTTTGTGCTACAGCATTAGCTACAGCATCAGATGATTTAGCAGCATCCATAGTAGCAGCAGGAGTTGCGGTTGGTACATCAGCCTGTGCAGCAGTTACCTGTGTTGTACCTGTTTGAATATCGCCTGTAACTTGACCACTTCTAGGATCAATCATTTGATCACTTGTTATTTGTGTTCCAACTGGTTGTACTGTAGCACCATAAGGTAGTGAGGGATCAATAGCACGTTGTGCTTGTAACTCTGTAATAGATTCACCCTGATACTCAGGTTGTTGTGGTGGCACTTTGTCACTTTGACTGTAGTCCTTTTCAGTAATTGGATTAGTATTCCCCGTTACAGTACCACCTTGTTGCATCTTAACCATGCCACCTTTAACCATCTGCATGGCCTTATTCTGATACATATTCATTTGTTGCATCTTGTCAGGGTTTTGTTGTAAGAACGTATTAAAGCCATTCATGTCGCCTTGATAGCCCATAGTACCTGCAATACGTTGCATAGCCTGTGGTTTAAATCCTTTGAATTGTATCATACTATTATCCATTTACTGCTTCATTTAATCCATATACCATTAGTACAAGTCCACCTATAAATACTATAGCACCTAGACTTACTGATATACCCCAAAACATTTGATCTCTAGCTTTAGCTTCTGCATCAAGCTGTTCTTTGTGTCGTTGTCTAGCAGCAGCCTGTTCACGTACCACCATGTCCCACATGCCGGGAGGTCCATACAGTCTACACACTGATCTAAGTTCATCCATAGACTCTTTATGCTTCATCTTTGCTTGGGCTATAGCAAAGCCTTCTTCTTCTGATGAAGTAAGTCTACCTAGTGGACCTTTGTGCCTACCAGTTTCTGCCAGTTGTATTTCAGTATCTAGCTTGGCAAGTTTACCAAAGTGGGGTAATAGATCAGATACGTCCCTGCCAGCTTTTATGCTACTACTTATAGCCCCACTGATTTGAGTAACTGCACCAGCTAATGCAAGAACTTCAATCATTTACTGTTCCGTATCCCTATTCGCCATCTTTTCCACTGAGTGTCGTATAGCCTTAATATTCTCATCCATACGTCCAAGAGTTACAGCCTGACTTTGAACTACCTTTTCTAAGGCTTCTATTCTAG